CATAGACGCGTATAGTCGACAGCCTAGAGACTGTGTGAAATTAACTAGGAGGATATAATCATGGCAAACACAACATTTACAGGTCCAGTAACCGCACTTAACGGTTTTATTGGAGGAGCAAACGTAAACGGAGGAGTATCAGGTACTTCAACAGATACACAACAAGGATCTAATGTAGCATGGACGGTAGGAGCAAATATTTCTACACTTACTATTGCAACTGGAACAAGAGCTGGAGAAACTTTAGCAGCTGGTTCTAATGAAGGAGTAATGGTTTATGTTGCAGATGGAGCAACTGGAGCATCTATTTACGCTTTCTCAGACGGAACAGATTGGTTACGTTGTGACACTAACACAGCAGTAGCTGCTTCGTAATAATTAATTTAAGAGCTCCTTCGGGAGCTCTTTAAATAAGGAGAATATAAATGGGTTCATATAAAGCAGACATACAAGCAACAAGAATTGCAGGAGCAACTACTAACGTAGTCGTAGCACCACCTGTAAGACTAAGAGGAATTATTGTTGCAGGTTTAGCAACGTCTGGTACTGTTATTTTAAAAACTACTAGTGCAACTGGAGACACATTATTCCAAGCGGATGTCCCTGCAGGAGATATTATTAATTTTTCATTTCCTGAAGATGGAATTTTATTTCCAAAAGGAGTTTATGTTTCTACTTTTACAGTAGCTGCAGTTACTTTACTAACAGACAAATATTCAGGCCCCGGTTTAACAGCAGGGTAGGAGGCTAAATGGCTAACACTACTTCTGGAACTTACGTTTTTGAAAAGAATTTTTCTATTGATGAAATCATAGAAGAGTCATACGAACGAATAGGCTATACGCTTGCTTCGGGTTATGATTTAGTTTCAGCAAGAAGATCGTTAAATATTTTATTTCAAGAATGGGGAAATAGAGGACTTCATTATTGGGAAGTAGGAAATAATTCTATTACTTTAGTAGATGGTCAATCGGAATATACGATGTATCGTTCTACAGGAGATGGTACTTCTGATGCTACTGCTATTTATGGAGTAGATGATATTTTAGAAGCAGTATATAGAAATAGTTCAGGAACTGATTTTTCTTTAACTAAAATTGGTAGATCTACGTATCAAGGTCTTTCTTCTAAAACTCAACAAGGAACTCCTACACAATATTTCGTACAACGATTTATTGATAAGGTAACTATTACTTTATATCTAACTCCTGGAAGTACAGAAGCAGGAAATTTTATTAATTACTATTACGTAAAAAGAATCCAAGATTCAGGTGCCTATACTAATGCAACCGATGTTCCGTATCGATTTGTTCCATGTATGTGCGCAGGATTAGCTTTTTATTTATCTATTAAAAAAGCACCTGCAAGAACTCAAGAATTAAAATTATTATATGAAGATGAACTACAAAGAGCGTTAGAAGAAGACGGATCTTCTTCTAGTACTTTTATAACCCCTAAAACTTATTATCCAAATGTCTAATTTATCAAGAGGAAGATTTGCACAATTTATTTCAGACCGAAGTGGAATGGCATTTCCTTATAAAGAAATGGTAGTAGAATGGAATGGTGCTAGAGTTCATACTTCTGAATTTGAACCAAAACAACCTCAATTAGAACCAAAACCAACGGTTGCAGATCCACAAGGATTACAATTTGCAAGACCTGATAGAGTAGAACCTCCTGTATTAATTGCATTACAACCCAATCCTTTTACTACTATTATTTATTCTGGTACTACTTACATCAATGTATTTTCTCCTAATCATGGAAGAAGCACAGGAAATGTGGTACGATTTAGAGGAGCAACCAATGCTACTGGATTTAATGATGTGCCTACTATTGATGGAGTAACCGATATTAGTAATACTGATGGTTTTACTATAACAGTTGGACAAATTAATAGCAGTGGTATTGTAGGAGACACAACGAATTATTATTATTTCCAAAGTGCAGATAGTGCAACTTCTGGAAATGTAACGGGAGGAGATGTTGGCTGTACCGCAGGTCCAGTGAACTTACAAGCATAATGACATACGCAGAATTAGTACAAAAAATCAGAGATTATTGTGAAGTAGATTCTAATGTATTTACCTCTACGATTGTAGATGGTTTTTTATTAGATGCAGAATTTAGAATTTTAAGAGATGTAGATTCAGATAACAATAGACAATACGCACAAGCAGATATTGTAGCAGGTCAAAGATATGTAAATACACCTCTTATTAATAATCAAACGTTGGTTATTCGATCTGCTCAAATTACTAATTCTACCGGTGGAGCAGATAACTCTAGCCGCTCGTTTCTAGAATACAGAGATACCAGCTTCATGTCGGAGTATGACCCTACCGGAGTTCAAGGATTACCTAAATACTACTCTTATTGGGATGAAAACACGATTGTAGTAGCTCCTACTCCAGACATAAATTATAACATGCAGATAAATTATATCTTGAAACCAGATGGATTATCGAGTACTAATACTACTACATATTTAAGTACCGAATTTCCCAACGGCTTAACATATGCATGTTTAGTAGAAGCTTTTGGATTTTTAAAAGGTCCCGCGGATATGATCCAGTATTACGAAGGAAAATATAAGCAGGCTCTCGAAGGATTTACAGTTGAGCAAATGGGAAGACGAAGAAGAGATGAATACGATAGTGGTTCACCTCGACTTCCAAAACAACAATAAGGAGTAAACTATGGCTATAACACAAGCGGTTGCGAACAGTTTTAAAAAGGAACTATTAGAAGGGGAACATACGTTTCAATTTTCTGGTGGAGATACTTTTAAACTTGCTTTGTATACTTCTGCTGCAACGTTAGATTCTTCTACTACAGTATATTCTGCTACCAATGAAGTTGGAGATTCAGGTCAATATACTGCCGGTGGTGGAACGTTAGTAAAACCAAATCCAAGTACTTCAGTCTCATCCGGTGTTGCGATTGTAGATTTTGCAGATTTGTCTTTTACAGGTGTAACGATCACAGCTAGAGGTGCTTTAATTTATAATATTTCTTCGTCTAACAAGGCGGTAGCAGTATTAGATTTTGGTGCAGACAAAACAGCGACTTCAGGAACATTTACCATTCAGTTCCCAGCATTTACCACTTCAGCAGCTATTCTAAGAATCGGCAACTAATAGGAGCTAACCTATTATGGCCAATATTGGATGGAATGCCGATTTACCTTGGGGTGAAAACTCTTGGGGTGATCTTTCTGATGTATCGGTAAACGTATCCGGTATCAGTTTAAGTATTGATCAAGGGGATGTTACTACTACAGAAGAATTAAATGCAGGATGGGGAAGAGAAACCGGTTGGGGTACACTCGACTGGGGAGATAATAGTTTATCCACACAAGTTTCACTTACAGGTTTTCAATTAAGTACAGACTTAGGAGATGCTACATTAGATCTTTTAACGATTGCTTCACCAACAGGTCTTACTGCTTCTTTTGCATTAAGTTCTGTAGACCCTTCACCGGATGCTTTTGCATCAGGAAATCAAATACCACTTTCTTTAGGAGACGCACTAGGTAAAACCGATGTAGCCTTTGATGTTACCGGTAATGAATTATCTATTGTCTCTGGCACCGCGACGCTCGATGCTCTTACCTTGGCAGGTGTAACTGGATTTGCTTTAGAAGCCGATACGGGAAATGTAGTTGTAGGAGGTATTGCAAATATACCAGTCACAGGAAATGAATTATCAACAGCGGTAGGAACCGTAGATGTAGCACCAGATGTAGCTTTAACCGGTCAACAAATAAGTGCCACTTTAGGAACCGCTGTGTTAGATGCTAATACTCTAGTAGATGTCACTGGACAACAGATTAATACGACTGCAGGAAGTGTTACTTTTACGATTTCAGGATCCGTACTATTAACAGGAAATCAGTTAAGTATAGAGCTTGGAAATGAAGTATCTCAAGTGTGGACCATTGTTGACACAGGCACCTCTGTAGCGTATACTGAAGTTTCTACCGGATCTAATGTCACTTGGAATAATATTGACACAGCCGCATAATTTGAATAAAAACTAATTAATTAAGGAATTATATAAAATATGCCATCAAGCTATTCTACAGATCTAAAATTAGAACTCATGATCACGGGTGAAAAAGCCGGTCTATGGGGAGATATTACTAATACCAATTTAAACATCGTACAACAAGCTATTGCTGGTTATGAAGCAATTCCATTAAATGCAACTACCGGAGCAACGTTAACCTTTTCTAATGGAATTACTTCCAATGGTAAAAATGCTGTTCTTGATTTAACGGGGACCATTACTACTTCCGTAAATGTAGTGATACCAGATGGTATTGAAAAAAATTATATTATAAAAAATTCAACTTCAGGAGCTCACGATGTAGTAGTTAAAACTACTTCAGGAACAGGGGCAACCTTTGATACAACGGATAAAGGTTTTAAATTAGTTTATTCTGATGGAACCGATGTAGTAGATGTAGCACTAGCATCCCCTCCAGGAGGTTCTGATAAACAACTTCAATTTAATGACAATGGTGCCTTTGGTGGAATTACCATGGGAACTACGGGACAAGTTTTAACTACTGATGGTACAACAGCATCATTCGGAGATATTTCTGGTGGCGCATCTTGGCAAGCAGTTATCACTGCAGACCCAGCTAATGCGGTAGCAGGTAACGGATATTTTTGTAATACTACAGGAGGAGCTTTTACAGTAACGCTTCCCACCTCAGCAGTAATAGGTGATTTTATTTCATTCGTTGATTATGCAGGAACTTTTGACAGTAATAATTTAACTATTGCTAGAAACGGACATAACATTCAAGGAGTTGCAGCAGACTTAACCGTTGCAACCGAACGAGCAGGTTTTACTTTAGTATACGTAGATTCAACACAGGGCTGGCTGCTCCAGAATAATTAAGGAGGTTGAATGACAACCTATAAAGAAATAAGTGGTCAACTCATAAGAACACTAAGCAGTGATCCAGCAAACCCATTAGAAGGACAGATTTGGTATAACTCTACTATAGGAGTTTTAAAGGGTCAGGCTTTACTTCCTGGAGCTTGGTCAAGTGGTGGTAATGTAAATACCGCTAGAGAAGGACTAGCAGGGTTTGGTCTTCAAACAGCAGCAATAGCCGCAGGCGGTGAAACTACAGTTGCAGTTGCTAGTACAGAATCCTATGACGGTTCGAGTTGGACAAATGTTGCAAGCATGAATACTGCTAATAGAGGAATATCTGGTGCAGGAACACAAACTGCTGGAGTTGTTTTTGGAGGTTTTCCAGCTCAAACAAATACTGAAAAATGGGATGGTTCTTCTTGGACTGCAAGCGGCGCATTAAACACAGGAAGATTCAATGTAGGAGGGGCTGGTTCTCAAACTTCAGCTCTCGCTTTTGGAGGATCCCCTGGTGTAAAATCAGATGTTGAAGCTTTTAATGGTACCTCTTGGACAAGTGTTACTTCTTTAAATACAGGCAGGGTAGGCGTTAGAGGTGCAGGTACTGTTAATACAGCTGTACTAGTTTTTGGAGGATATACATCTAGTCCACCTACTGTTGTTTCAGGAGCTACAGAATCTTGGAATGGAACTGCTTGGACAACCTTAAATTCATTAAATACAGCTAGATACGCTTTAGCAGGAGCAGGAACTCAAGCTTTAGCTTTAGCTTTTGGTGGAAATAGTCCTGCTTCTACAGCAGCTACAGAATCGTGGGATGGAACAAATTGGTCTACAGAACAATCAATGGGAACTGCAAGAGCTGGTTTAGCAGGAGCAGGAACTCAAGCAGCAGGCCTAGCTTTTGCTGGTACTGTTCCTGGAATTTCAAATCTAACCGAAGAATTTTCAGAAACAATAGGAACTCAAACCTTAGACACAACAACATAATATTATGACAACATACAAAGAACTATTTGGAAAAGCAGTAAAATTTTTGGACACAGATCCTGTTAACGAGGCGGAAGGCCAAGTTTGGTATAACTCGACTACAGGTGCATTTAGATCGGTAGTGGCTTCTGCTGCTTGGTCAGCGGCATCTCCTGTGATTACAGCTAGAACTCAATCAGGTGGAACTGGTTTACAAACAGCTGGTTTAATATTTGGTGGTTATAGCACGGCTTATACTAATGTAACGGAAGAATATAATGGTTCTGGATGGTCAAATGGTGGAAATTTAAATACATCAAGAAATCTTCCAGGAGCGGGAGGAACACAAACAGCTGGATTGGCTGCTACAGGTTTTGATGGAACAAGTAATTTAAGTTCATCAGAAGAATATGATGGTTCAACTTGGTCAAATGGAAACCCAGTAAATACCGCTAGAAGAGATGTAGGTGGTTGTGGAACACAAACAGCGGGTTTAGTATTTGGAGGATATGTAGCAGCAGCTTCTAATGCTACCGAGGAATACGATGGAACATCTTGGGTTTCAGGAAATAATATGAATACAGCCAGATATGCTCCTGGAGATTTTGGAACTCAAACAGCTGCAGTTAGCGCAACAGGTAATCCTGGAACTGGAGTGGTTTCATCTGCAGAAGAATACGATGGAACATCTTGGACTTCAGTAAATCCTGTTAATACGGCTAGAGAATCTTCACAAGGAGCTGGTATTTTAACATCTGGATTAATTTTTGGCGGAGATGGCGGAGGAGGATCCCCTTTATCAGCTGCAACAGAAACATATGATGGAACTAGTTTTACAACTTCACCAGCATCATTAGCAACAGCAAGAACAAGACTATCTGGTGGTGGAACATCTTCAGCGGCGTTTGCTGCAACAGGGTTTACAACTGTTAATACAGCCGTAACCGAAGAATACAATGTATCATCTAGTATCATCACAGGTGCAGCTTGGTCAAGTGGTGGAAGTTTAAGTACTGCTAGATTTGGATTAGCATCAGCTACCTCTGGAACTCAAGACGCTGCTTTAGGTTTTGGTGGTTATACTCCTGGAACAGGAAAAAGAAATTCTACCGAAGAATATAATGGAACTTCTTGGTCTGGAGGTGGAAATTTAGGAACTGCTAGATATTATTTAGGAGGAGCAGGAACACAAACAGCGGGATTAGGGTTTGGTGGATATGCAACACCTTCTCCATCTGGATTAACTGCAACGGAAGAATATGATGGAGCAACTTGGACAGCAGGTGGAGGTTTAAATACATCAAGAACTCTAGCTGGAGGAGCAGGTACTCAAACTGCAGGACTTGCTTTTATGGGAGGTCCTTCAAGAACTACTGCCACTGAAGCATATGATGGAACAAGTTGGACAAGTGTAAACCCTACTAATATTTCAAAAAGTGGCACTACTGGAGTAGGTACACAATCTGCTGCTTTTGCAGCAGGAGGAAGCACTGCACCAGGGGTTCCAGGACTTGCTGCAAGTGCAGAAGCTTATGATGGAACGTCTTGGACAACTGTTAATTCTATGAATAAAGCTAGAACAGCTTTATGGGGAGCAGGTACACAATCTGCTAATTTAGCTATAGGAGGTAGTTCTCCTGTATTCGCAGATGTAGAAGAATATGATGGAACTAACTGGGCAACGACTGCTTCTTTAGCGACTGCTAGAAATCATTTAGGAGCAGCTGGAACAGTTTCATCAGCATTAGCTTTTGGAGGTGATCCAAGCACAGCAGCAACCGAAGAATATAACGAAGAAACAAGCGTAGAGAATTACGTAGATATAACAACTAGCTAATTGCATTTGCCTGTGATAAGCTATATAACACTAACACAAGGAGTATAAAAAATGGCACTATTTATATATGGAACAGCTACCAATACAGGTAAAGGTTTCTTCACTGCAGAAGATAGAAGAGCATTCTTTCTACGTGGTTTTCCAGCGGACGTATGGGTCGTTGGTAACAACGAAAAAGGCGCACTTTGGTTAGCAGAGAAGAACGGTGTGGAAAAAACAAAAGCGGAAGCAAAACAGAATGCGGACGCTGAAGTTGCAGCAGCACAAGCCGCTTGGGAAGCATTACCAGAAAAAAAAAAAAATAACGGAATTAATCAAAGACCTACTG